TAGACACTTGTGCTGTGACTTGAAATGGAAGGGGATTGAGAGTCTGACAAATCATTGGTTGCGTTGGATAAAGCACCACTATAATACTCGCTCATGCTGATAGGAATACTACCACCCCACTCAGCTTGTATTTGACTCATGGATATTGAACCTGAACTTGATAAAGCCATTACTTATCCTCTAATTCATTCAGTCTTCTTTCCATATCCATGATTGTAGCTGACTGTAATTTTACATAGTCATTTAAAGTATCTATTTGTTTTTGTTGTTCTTTAATAGCTTCTACTAATAAACCTACTGTGTTGCCATAACGAATGGCTAGGTGTTCTTCTGACTCCTCGCCTTCTCTTTCGTCTGCTATAGTTTCGGAGGTATATACTGCTTCTGGTAATACTTTTTCTAAATCTTGTGCTATAAGTCCTGTACTTTTTTCTCCATCTTTTTTGTAAGTAAAAGTGACACCTTTTAAATCTTTTATTTTTTCAATAGGGTTTTCTATAACTTTAATATTTTCTTTTAGTCTTTCATCTGAAACGCTTCCATAAGCTGTAACATTTCCTGTAAAAGTTGCGTTACCGCTAGAGTCTAATAGAAACCTACTTACACCTGAAGTTCTCATATTTAAACTATTTAAAGTATGGTCGTACCACAATTCTCCTGCATTAGTATCTGCACTATCTCCAAAAGCAAGTACGCCATATCTTCTAGTGTTAGATTGAAGTGTAATACCTACGCCATCATCAGCAGAAACTCCTGCTTTAACCACAAAATCTTCTGCATAAGAATATCCATCTGTATCTGGGTCGGTTGTACCAATACCAATTTTTCCATCTGAGCTAATATGTAAAGGAGTGTTGTTAGGCGAACCATCAGATGCTTGTTGTAATATTTGAAAACCACCTTGAGTGCTACCATCTGCACCTTTTGTGACTATTCTTGCATTGCCTGAAGCAAAATCTAAATATGCTGTACTAGCTGAAGTTTCAGAAGGTATTGAACCAGTTGCTTTAAAATAATCTGCTTTGACTCCATCATTAAAAGTTGCTTTACCTGCGTCAGACATATCAAAAGTAAGGGCTGTGATGTTCGTATTGTCATCTTTGCCTATGAAATTCATATCTGCGTTGTTGATATTAGACTGAATGTTTAACGTATCTGACGAAGTGTAAAAGCTACCGTAATGTGAGCCTCCATCTTTAAGCTGTACAACACCTGCGTTATCAGCATCTAAAACTATAATTCCTGAAATATCTATTTCTAAATTTCCAGAGCCATCTTCTACTATGGCTTTACTTGCAGGTAACGTACAAAATACGTTTTTAGTTCCTGCAGAGAAATCTACTGCAGAGTCAGAGTTAGTGCTACTTATGATTGTAGTTCTAGATAGTGTGTCTGGAGAAGCATCAGTAACTGTGCCTAATCCAACTTCGAACTCGTCTAAACTTTGATGAACAATAGCGTAGTAGGTAGTATTAGAATTACCGATTCCTTGTACAAAAGTCTCAAAGCCAGTTTCGGCTCCAGCTAAATTTATGGTGCCTGTACCAGTAGTGGTAGTGGTTTCTTTTACCCTATCGTTAAGGACAAGAGCCATGCTCTCCTCCTACGCTATTCTTATAATAGCTGTACTAGCTGCTGCTGCTGGAAACTGAATAGTAAAGTCGCCGTTAGTAGATGTTTTGTCTCCACCAAAATCTATACTAGCTACTGCTTTGTTAGAATCAGAACTGTTATAAATTAAACAACCTCTAGCGGTTATTGTGGCACTACTAAAAGTTAAGTCTGCAAAATCTGTAATTGCAGTAGTTCCATCAGCTGACGGAGTAACGTTAGTAAGAGTTCCTCCACCTGAAGTGTAACCAGAACCAGAAACTTCATTAGTAGTTGAAAAAGCTGTAGTAGCTGCTCCTAAAGTAGCAGAACTTGTGAAAAGTGCTAATTTAAAAGTATCTCCACTACTATTGGTGAAGTTATGAGTACCAGTTAAAAGTTCGGTTTTAAAACTAGTTGTCAAAGTTGAAGTTATTGCCATGTTAAAGCTCCTTAATAATTTTAGCTAAATCATTATGACCCTGCTTCTTAAGAAGCCCTGTCACTGTTGTCCTATCACTAGTGATAGCTTGTTTCATATAATAAAGGATTGTATTGTAAATAGCTACCTTAAAAGCTTCTGCTTGTTGTCTAACTTCAGGAGCAGCGTTCTCTGAAATGCCGCAAATTTTATCTGCACATCTTTGTGCTAGATACTCCGCTGAGTGTCCCTTTTCATCTACTGTGGCTACTGAAATGTCCCCTAAATTAGAGGTAACTTTTATCTCAAAACTCATGCTTTACCAGCTAAATTATTAGCTCTAGGTCTGTCCGTATAATATTCTTGTCTTGTACCAAGTAGTTCTTGCTCTGCTTTTAACTTAACCAATGCTTCTTGGAACCTACTTTCATAGGCTTGTACTTCATTTAATGGTAGTTTTTGAAACATTGCTCCTTCAACTAAAGTTCCATAAAGCAAAGCATCTCTAGCATTTTGAGATAGCCACGTTGTACCATTATCTAAACCTGCTGTTAAAGAAGCGGGTTCATAAAAGTAATGTAGTTCTATATTGTATGCTTGGTCTGGCACTGGACCCAAGATAAAAGTAGTTTCATCAAACTGACCATAGTATTTAGGTTTAGCTCTTTTACTTACTGTAGTTGCGTCATTTGAATACTCTCTCATAAAACTAGCGTGTTTTAGTAATAAGTAATCATAAACATTGTTTTCTATCACAGCTAAACTAAAGGTTCTTATAAAATCTGTTGGCTTAGTTAGGTAAGTATTACCAGCTGTTAGTTGCCCAGTTACATTTTTTCTAAATACATTTAAGTTTGCACTTTTTAAAATCCTTTCTTCTGCTGTAGTTATAAAAGTAGGTAGAGTGGCTACAAAAGCAGTTTCTTCTGTATCTAAATAGTTTTGTACAGTTGTTTTTAGTGTGCCGTAAGTAAAACTCATAGTTGATTATATCATTAAATTTATGGTGTATTTGCTTGTCCACCCATGCCAGAGTGATTAGTACAGTAATAATAAAGTGTTGGTGCTCCAACTGCTACTGTTATTTGTGTGTAAGCTCCAGCACTTCCCGGAGTTCCGCTTGTAGTCACTCCTGTAGTGTATTCAGAGCCTCCGCCATGACTACCATTGGATGTTGTTGAAAATCTAAATGGGTGTCCAGAGTTACTATTATCAGATTGGTCAAATCTATATGTGCTACCTTCTGATAAACTAAGAGTAGGGTATACAACTCCGTCTATGTAAAATCTGTTTCCTCCATAGAAGGATGCTACAGTAACTGTGTATGTAGTTACATTTGTAGAAAGAGTTGGTGTGCCTAATAAACCTGTTGCAGTTAGTCCGCTTACAGAGAAGTTAGCAACATTACTGTTTATAGTTAGTGTACCCAATGAACTTGTTAAACTTTGACCTGTCAAAGCTGTTGTAACACTTGAAGTATCTGGATTAGCTACTACACCTGCTCCCGCTTCTACACTTCCCAAACTACTTACTATTCTAAGACCATTAAGGTTGCTACCAATAACATCATCACTAATTATTTTGCCAGTAGATATTTCTACATCTGTGTTTGGTCTGGGGTCACGTAAAGCTTCTGGGTCAGCTGGTCTATTCTTAGGTTGTAGTTGTGGATGTTTTGTATCAAAACATTGTGGACAAGACTTTATGCCGTCCCATTGTTTTTTGAGTCTTTTTAATTTGTATCTCTGACCACATTGGTCACACAGACCGTATGCGTATTTTGCCGTAGCGAAACTCATGTTAAGAACCTACAAATTTAGAGCTACCTCCTTCTCTATCCATGAATGCTGCTCTATTAAATTCTTCGTCATAAACTGTTTTTAGATTTGCTAAAGCTGCAGGGTTTCTTTTCATAGCTAAGTAATATGCTAGTCCCGCTACCATGCAAGGTATAAATCTAAATACTATTTCCATGTTGTTTGTGTAGTCTCCTACATCTTGTATTCTAGTTAACGCATTGTAAATTAATGTATCAGTAGAATTTTCTGGTGTTGGAAACAAAAAAATTCTAGGTGTTGTTTGTCTGTCTAAAAAATACTGATTCGGTCTGCCTGTACTATCTTTGGACGGTGTAAATAAAAAATCAGAACGACTAATTCTGCTTAATTGTATATCGGTGCCACTTCTTCTAATTACAGCTTCGGTAATATCAACTACGTCAGTACCAATATCTATAAAATTGGTTCCTGAGGTAACTGTGACTGAGCGTTGTTCTATTGTCCATTGATTAAGTCCACGGTTAGCCCAATCAGCCATCATAATATTTAATGACCTTCTTGCACTTTCTAAATCGTACCCTGTTCTTAATTCAACTCCACAACGCTCATAAGCTTCTTCAATAAGCTCATCAACGCTCAAGTCAAAGGCTGTAGTACCCGAAGTTGCCACTAATTACCCTGTAAAAAATATAGTTACTCTATCTATATTAGATAGTGTTGCATGTATACCATCTACAAATAATATCCCATTGTCTGGAATATTTAATGTTTCTGTAGCATTAGCACTTACAGGTAAAACTAATAATGTTGAACCTGAACTAGTATTTTTAAAAGTAACTGTGCCATCTGAAGACCCACCTGACACAACAAAACCACGAAGCCTTGAACGCTTAGTAGTCATGTCACCAGTTGAAGTTACAGATGATGTTACAACATCAGAACCTGTCATTCGTCCTGCCATAGTTAGCTCCTATTATGCAGTTGGTGAGTCAGACGCAATTCCAAAGAATTTTAACGCTACTACTCCACCAGCTCCTGCTGTTCCAGAAATAACTACTTCTACTTCATCAGCTGTTTCAGTGGCTGCAGTTGTAGTACCACCAGACATACCTAAAACTCCGTTACAAGGGAAAAATCCTTTGAAACCAGTTGAGTTAATAGCTACGGAGATACCATCTACAAAACCATCAGTATCTGCATCAGTACCAATGTCTACTAAGTTTACGTTGTTAGCAGCGGCACTAGTTACAGTAATTGCTACACCCATAGGTATAAAGTTTGATGGTATACCTATTGAACTTTCCTTGTGGTCAGTACCTGAAGCAGCGATAGTGATAGAAGTGCTGTAAGTTGAAAGAGTCATCTCATTAGTGAGACCGCCTGAACTATTTTTAATTATAGTTTTGAATCCATTTTCTGAACGAATTGGACCATTGAATGTTGAAGTTGCCATATTAGCTCCTTAAATTACTGCATGTCGATTAAGTCTGCCGAGCCAGTCATACAGTGTTATTCGAATGCTCGGAATGTTATTTTATTGTATCAAGTAACTTATTCAAATACCACCTAGCTTTTTCTAAGTCTTCTTTACCGTTTTTCTTTTCGTATCGCCACATATATTTAAGTACATTACCTTTTAAGTAGCCAGAGAAAGCTTTCTCAGACATGGCTGATTGAATAGCATCAATACACTCGATTGAGCCATCTTTGTAGTGTTGAGGGTTTATTTTGTCCATAGTAAAAGTTGGCGGGTTGAGTGAGAAACCCCCGCCAGAGGTTCCTTAAGTTAAACGACTAGGTTACGCTCCCGGAGAACCGAAGACACATCTTGGGTCAGAGAACCCAAATGAGTATCTTTCTCTAGCTTTGTAACGCACATTACCAGTATCAAAGTCTGCTTCCATAGAAGTTCTGACAGGTGACCTTTCGAACATTTTAAATCCGTTAGGTGCGTCAGTCTTAATAAAGAAAGCATCAGTGTCTGTTAAGTAGTGGTTGACCACGTATCCTTGAGGAATCATGCCCATGTTTCTGATAGCGTTTAAGTCGTTATCAGAAGTACCCACTCTTAAGTTAGTTTCAAGCAATCTGTCAGCAGTGAATTGTAGCTCTTTTGGAATAATTAACTTAGTTCCTTGTACAGCTATTTTTAATCCACGTTCGTCAATGAACGCCGCAATGTCAATCAATGCTTGTTCTAAAGAAGTTTCGTTTAAGTCAGCAGCAGTAGAAAGCTCATTTCTAAAGTTACCGGCACCGATAGTTGGGTGGTCAGTAGCACAGAGCTCTTTACCGTCGCCTCCAGCAAAACTGCTGTTGAACGCATTGTTTAAAACTGAGGCTGCTTTAATTTGCTTAGTTGTAGACATACTTCTAGCTAACGCACGAGTGTAACGAGCAGATAACTTGTCATACAAGTTATCTTCAATAGCTTCTTCTGTAATAGAGAAAGCTAATGCCACAGTTTCGTGTGTATATCTAGCAGTGAAAGATTCTTGAGCAGAGTCAAATGCCACTCCTGAACCTTCTGATTTTACTGGTGCAGCGTCAAAGCCTGTTAGCATCACTTCTTCTTCGAATGCTCTGTCTGAAGACTCCGCGTCGAAAATTTCGGCGTGTTCGTTTTCATACTTGTCGTATTCGAGACCAAAAAGTGCATTTAGTCCGGGTTCTAATTCCTTAACTAATTGTGCTCTTGATATAGCCATGATTATGTACCTGCTACTGGACCTTTGTAGGCGTGTTCGTTAATTTGAACAATCAAATTAGCGTGTGTTCCTGCAATAGTTCCATTTTTTGGATTGTCCACAACACCAACTACTTTAAGTTGTAAACCTGCAGTAGTCGCTAGTGTGCTTACGTCTAATTCTCTGGATGATAAACCAGTTGTAGTGCTTCCGCCTGTACCAACAGTATCAGCGTTTCTTCCTACAGCAGCTTGAGTAGTTGCTGTGTCAGAATCACCTTGTATGATAAACAATGTATTGGGGTCATCATAAATGTAGACCTCAATGTCTCCAGAACTAGCAGTTGTACTAGCTGTGTAGAAATTGCTCCATACTGGACCGTCAGAACTTTGATAGTTAACACCATTAAAAACACCAACAATGTTTGCGTCACTAACACCAGCTTGTTCAATGTAGCCGCCGTTAAATTTAACTAAGTCACCTTGATAGATGTTAGAGCCGAAACCTGATGGGTTGATAAGGTATTTTCTAGCTTGTGGAATAGCACCTGATGGAGATAAGCCCTCGTAAGGTCTTAGTCCAAAAGCTGAATCTACATTTGCCATAAAATTATCCTAAATTCAAACAAATTAAAATTATAGAACTTAATCTTTCGATTGAGTTCCGCCAAATGTTACGCGACTTTGTCTATTTTTATTAATAGGCATGGCTTGATGCTCTTCTTTCATCAAATCGTTGTCTACTGACAACATTTGGTCCCTTGTCTTTGCTTTGAAGTATTCACTTCTTTCATCCACAGTTTCCTTAGGAATTCTGCAAAGAATTAGTCCACCTACGCCAATCACTCCTGCATATCTACCTTCATCAAGTGAGGGAGATTCAAAGTCAGGATATTCGTCTGCTCGAACAGGTTCCCAGCCTTCTCTAAGTCTGGCTGACATGTTCTTACGGTCATCATATCCTCTGACCTCTGTTCTCACCCATCTGTGAATATATCCTTCAGGGGGATTAGGTGCATCCAAAGCGGACGGGGGTGCCCAAGGTTTTCTTTCAGAGCTAAGCTCTCTACTCTGGGCTTCGCGTGGTTGACGGTTTGCGTCTTTTTTTCTGTTATCTGCCATATGTTACCTCCACGTTACTTAACATATTTCGCGTACTCTTCAAGTGGCACACCCAATTTTTTAGCTATTGCTACCTGTGAAGGTGTGAGTTTCACAGATTTGCGTCCAGTTTTCGCACCTCTTTTAACTGGTGCTACCGCTTGAACGGGTCGGCTTTTCTGCGAAGAGTCCTCATCATTAAATTTATGAGGAAACTCGTTACGAATTCTGTTATCTACTTCAGTATAATAGTCATCTGTAGTAGGGTCAATTCCTTCATTAACTAAATCCTCGTGAATTGCAAAAGCAGTCATAGTCATTGCTCTATCTGAACCAAACCAATCATTGCTGTCAGCCCATTCTTGAGCTTTAGGGTCAGGTGTAGGAGTAGCATACTCTTGTTGCTGTTGAGGTGCTTCTGGCACTTCAACTTCTGTTTCTGCTGTTTCAGGAACGGCTTTAGTTAACTCAGTAATTCTTTGAGCTTCCACTGCCAATGCCGCAATCTTAGATTGGGCTTCTGTTTGTTTTTCTGTATCGCTTGATTCGTTAGCTAGTCTTAGCTCATTCTTTGCTCTTTCGGTTTCTGCAGTAATCCTTTGAGCTTCTGCAGTTAGGTAGTTTGTATTTAAGTCCGTCGTTCTTGTTTTTAATGTTTTATTTTCTTCCTGCATAGACTTAGCAAAAGTAGTAGCAGCTTCTTCTCTACGTTCAGCTTCTCTTAATTTTGCAGTAAGTTTATTTATGCGGGTTTCAACCTTCTTGCTGTATTCTTCATGTTCGGAAGAATCCTCTTCCTCTACAGCTTCTGGTTCTGGGGTAGCTTCTTCTTCAATCACTTCCGTGACTTTAGATTCTTCTAATTCGACCTCTACTTCATTGCCGTCTGTGTCTAATGGCACTAGCTCTTCAGCTCGGTCTGTGGTCATTTCATTTTGCATGGTACCTCTCCATGTAGTTAAAAGTTATGCAGAATGGACTCGGGTTCAGGCACTACGGCTATAATCTCGTCGTCATTCAGTATCTTTATTTCTCCACCGTCTATGTCGATTCTTGACCCTGCATATCGTGCGAACAATATCCAATCGCCCTTCTTACACCACGGACCTGTGGAAAATCTGTCTCCAGTATACGCTAAACTTCCTACTTTTAAAACATAACCCAATGTAGTTGCTGCTTGTTGTCTGTCTAAAGTTTCATTTGCTAACAAGATACCACCTTTGGTTTTTTGTTTAGCTTTATACGGTAAAACTAATATACGCCACCCAGTAGGTTCTGGAAGTTGGTCTATGACGCTTTCTTCTAGTTTTTCTGGGTCTAATGATTTGGGGTCGCCCTTCTTTTTGCCACCAACATAGGCTTTATCTAAAATGCCTTCTTCTGATTTGGCTTCCCACTTTTCTTCTAAAGCTGATTTACTCATCTTCTTGCTCCATCCTATCTAATAAAGATTTAATTTCTTCACGCAAGAAGTTCAGTGCTTGGATTTGACCAACTAAGTTCTGATAATGCTCGTGGTTTTCTACACCGCCACTAGCCATTATTTCTTTTATTTGTTCCTCTTTATTAGAGATAGCACGTTGAACTAAGTACGTGAAATTAAGTTCGTCTATGATTTGCCTCCACGTCTATTGCGGTCTCTGTCGACACCAGCTCTTAGGGCGGCAATATCTTCTTGAGATTTTATTTTCTCTTCTTCTAATTCTAATTTTCTTTCAGCTATTTCTTTATCATCTTCGTTTTCTTGTTCACGTATATCTAGTTCTTTATTCTTCAGTGCTACTACGCCATCTTCTACGTCTAGTATTTCTTCTAGTCTTGGCATAATTTCTTGTAATGCTCCTAGTTCTGCAGTAGCTACATAATTTGCCATAGCAGGATTAGGTGGTACTGGTTGTCCTTGGTCCATCAGCATTTGTTCTTGTTGCAGCTGTTGCATCATAGCTGGGTCTTGCATAGCCATTTCTTGTGCTTCGTTTTGTGCCATTAGGGAAACGTGCTGCAAGATATGGCTAACTAAAGCTTGTACTGCTACAGGATTAGACTTCACAAAATCGTTATCTAAGAAAGTCAGGTGCACCTCTATGTGTGTTTGGTGGTCTTGGTCAGGGAATGCGACAAGAGGTACACCTGCTAAAGCGTTTGCATTTTCCATCACTGGGTCTACTGGACTTGGTGGTGGTGGGTCTGGCATAAATAATTGTTCAACATTTTCTGTACCTAAAGCTTCATACATTCTTCGGTATGCTTCTTTGATATTGTGTATCTGTGGATTGCTTTGTACTAACTGAAGCTCTTGTTGAGCCAGTGATATTCTTTGAGACATAGAGAAAAAGTTAGGGTCACTTACCGGAAGAACATCTACTCTTTCATCAAAATCTGTCTGTTTTATTGTGGCATCAGCCCCCGCCACCAAGTAAGGGTACTCAGGCGGAAGAAACTCTGCAAAAAGTCTAGCTAATATTTTGAATTCTGTTTTCTGTGCATAGTGTAATCTTTTATGCACTGCTGACATGACTCTAGTTCCTTGTTCTAATAGAGCCATAGTTGTACCTACTGGTAGTTCTTGATTACCTTCACCAATATTTAAATTAGTAATCGAAGCAAACCTTCTACCAGCATCAACACAAATACCCATTAGTTGCAGTAATGTGCCTGATGGTTCTTTGTATGGTAGTGGTACTAGTGATTCTCTAAGTGCTCCGCCCGGTGCGTCTACATCACGCCATTCTCCCGGCTCTAGTGGAGTTTCGTCGTCCCTGATTCTTAATCCTCTAGCTTTAAAACCTGCTGGTAAGTTAGATAAAGTACCTGCGTCAATTAGTTGTCTTAATGCTGCGGTAGCAGTTTTAGATAAACCACCAATCATGTGGATTAGACCAAAGCCATAGAAACCAAGACCCGGTAAAAACTTGTAGTGTACAAAATAGTTTATTTTTCTTTTGAGGGGGTCGCCTTCTCTGTAGTTTCTACGAATAGACAATACTTCGCCAGAAGTTTGGTCAATGGTTATGACATACGGTAAGTGCATACCGTCTGGGTCTTCAAATCCTGCTAGGTCTAGAGTTGCATGTACTTCTAGTAAGTCATACATCATGTCATTACCAGAAGCAGTAATACCCTCTAACTCATCTACTTTTTCTTTGACATCAGAACCTTCATTTACGTAAGCAGGTTTTACATCTATATCTCTGTATGCACCTGCTAGTTGTTGACTACGTATTTCGTTGTGACTCATTTTCACAACTTGAGTAATTCTAGAACAAGTTTCTAAGTCACTAGCTTCGTATGGTATTAGTAAATCTTCTACAGGGATAAAGTGACTGCAAGGTCTTTGCGTCATTGGGTCGTAGTAAACTTTTTTAAATGCAGAACCAGCAAGTGGTAGATAGAAAAGTAGTTGGTCCATTTCTGGAGTGTACTCTTCCATAATGCAAGTTATTTGATAGTTCATAAAGTCCTGCACTCTTGCAGCTTGTTGCTGTATGTCAGGAGTTGCTGCTCCCATAACTTGTGTTTTGACTGGACCTTTTGCTGGTAGTAGTTCTTTAAAAGCTTGTGCTTGGAATTGAGTTACTGCTTCTGATAGTAATGGATGTGTGACACCTGATGCTCCGGGAAACGGAGTTTCTCTATCTTCTATTTTAAAACCAAGTAAGTCTAGTCCTTGAATGTAAGTGTCTTCCCACTCTTGTCTACTAGCTTTGTCATCTTCGTAGCCACTAATTAATTCGCTACTCAACATATCTAAATCTTGGTCCTCAATAAACTCAGCTAAGTTCGCATCAAAAGGAATTGCTGGTTCTTGTGGCATATCCTCTGGAAAGTAATCTACTTCTGCAGAGCCGTCTGGGGCAAGTTCTACATTTACTTCTTCGTCGCCTGTAAGTGGGGAATCTATCTCTACAAAAGTGTCAGTAACGTTTTGTGTCGTTGGGTCTTTGTCGTAAAGTTGAGAAATATTCTCAATATTAGTGGGAGCTTTTATTTCGTCTACCATAATCTAGTAATAACTTTTTATTAATCTTGGTTCACGTTCCTCTAGTTTCTCGTCATTATGGAGACCTATGAAACCACCTTGTCTATATCTTAACAAAGCTTGTGTGGTCGAGTCTACTAAATCATCATGGTCGCCAAATGGAAAAGCAGCACACTCTTCTATCAATTCTTCTGCCCAACGTTCCTCAGGAGCGTACACCATACCTGATTCTAGTATTGGTGATACTGCATTTACTCTAGCAACCTTGTCTTGTCCTCTGCTCGGTGTGTAATTTACGACAGGTATGCCCATTTGACGTAGTTCATGTGTTAGTGGCATACCAGATGCCTTGGCTTCTATGATAACTGTGTCTGGTTCCCAGTATTTATACTGTTTCAATGCTTCTTCTTTGAGTTCTGGGAAGTCCCACCGTCCTTTTTTCACGTCTAGTAGCAAAATTGCTGGTGCACTTAGGGCTTCTTCTGGATAAAACACGCACCAAGTAGTGATTGCCGAGTAATCTGCGGTTTCATTCTTAGAAAATGCCGTATCATAGCTTTGAATCACGTATTGCATGTTAGGAATCTGGTCTTTGTCCCATTTTTGCCACCATTCACGCTTTAAAATGGCTCCTTCTTCGGAAGTTGGGTTCTGTAACCACTGTGCTGACCACTTTGAGACAGGTAAAGACGCTTTGATACTCTCTAATTCCTCAATACTCCAGAATTCTTTCCATAATGGGTTGCCTGTGTCTGGAAAAATGGCTGGAAACTCTACTACTTCCCACTTATCTGCCTTCGGGTCCGTCTGGGCAGCCAATAATCTACCTGTTAAGTCCTTGGTCGACCATCTAGTCATCACTACAACAATAGAACCACCCGGTTGTAGACGTTGTCTTGGTCCAGAACTGTAATAATCCCAAGCATTGTCCAATGCTTTTGGTGAAAGTGCGTCTTGTTCCGAGTGAATATCATCTAAAACTAGCAAATCCGCACCACGTCCAGTTACTGCACCACCAATACCAGAGTAAAACGCCTCTCCGCCTTTGTTGGTTTCCCACCTTCCTGCTGATTTACTGTCTTGTTTCAAAGAAACATCAGGAAAAACCTGTTTGTATTCTTCCGAGTCAATAATGTCACGCACTTTTCTACCAAAACGAAAGGCTAGTTCTGCGGTGTGAGTGATTTGCATAAGTTTTAGCTTTGGATTTCTGCCAAGCAACCAACTAGGAAAGAAAGTAGAAGCAAATTCTGACTTTGTATGTCTTGGTGGCATGTTGACTATTAGTCTTTTTATCTTGCCATTAGCTACATCTTCTAGTTTTTGAGCAAATATCTTGTGGTGCTCACCTTCAATAAAATCAGACCACATGTGTTTGACATAACGAAGAAAATTATCTTTGCCTTCTCGTTGTAGTGTCTTGGAATCTAATGCTTCTTTCAAAGCAAGAAACTTTTTAGCTGCGTCAGGATATTGTTCGGCTAGAGTTTCTAGGTCTATATCTAAATCTTTACTCATTTTCTTTGAATTCTACTATATTTTTAGCCCACCAATAAAGCTCATCTTCTTTTAATGTATGTTTCAACATGTTTGCTCTACTACAAACTAGCTGAATATTAGTAATTACATAATTAATATCTGGGTCTATTCGGTCAATAGAAGCATTCAAATCTCGGTTACCACTACCATCTTTATGATATGTCATAAATAAACCAGTCAATGCACACTTACCTTTTTGTTTTTCCCATAGTTCTAAAACATCTTCTAGTTCAATATCCCATTCAACTTTTTTGTCTTTTTTCTTAGTTCTTGCGTGTTTGAGTTGACCAAATAAACGAGTTAAATAATTTTGAGGAGTTGCACTAGCATTCTTCTGTCGTACCGCATACGAACAAGTTTTACACTTTTTTGAAAGAACTGTACCACGGTCATTCTTAGTTAAAAACTCTGATAAAGATAATTCCTTTTTGCAAGAGGTGCATTTTTTGGAACTAGAAATTTTTTTCTCCATCTGGGACTCCTGCGGCTTATACTACATAAGGGGGGTGTCATACGCAAAGTTTTTGATACCAGAGTTTTTGTATATATCTTTACTTATATACCTGTATATATGGATGTTATTTTGTTTGGGGGGGGCTCCCCCCTCTGCTACTATCATAATCAAAGCGACAAGCCGACAGTCTCGTTTCCTCGACTTGTTTGACTGTCGGCTTGTCGCTTTGCCCCCCTTATGCCCCCCAGTTATATAAGAGCAATCTTATATAATAAAATAATCTAAAAACTTTATGAGATATACTTGCATATATTACATACATCTGTATTATATACATATTGATTAACAACTAAACGAGGAAATATGAAATTTACTTTTGTTTTAAAACTTGACCAAGGCGGAGAACTCGCTGGAGTCGAGACTAACTTAACTGAGTTAGTTATAAATGGTGTTGTCGTTGTATCCAATGGCAATGTAAATACAACCGCAGTTGAAGAAATCATGTCTCTTAGAGGTATGGACAATCTTCAATTGCCAAATGGAGATTTAAATTAATGGTTATTGATTTAGATAAAGAGTCATCTTTTCAAGATGCAATGGTGGGCAGTGCTATAGGTAGCATTGCCCAACTTAACGAGAGAAACCTAAGACTTGTCAAAGCGTTTCTTGATAATCAACTTAAAATTACAGAGGAGGAAAAGGAGGAGTCTTAGGACTCCCCTTTTTTTATTATGACATTTTTATTATCTACACAAATCGACAAGATGATTAAAGAAAAGAAAGCACAGAAACGAGAACTCAGCAGAGAAATTCACAGACTGCAAGAGATTCGAGACGACATGCGTTGGGAGGAAATAAATGGAGACATATAAAATAGAAAAGGGCATCCCAATCGAGAGTAAGCAAGGCAAGATTAAATTTACTGCCGAGTGTATGAAGGTTGGCGATAGCGTACTTATGGAAAGTTATCCGAGGGCAGTGTCTTTGGCAAATGCTCTTAGAGGTCTTAACAAACTACCCGCTTTAAAAATTCAACCGAATGGCAAAGTCAGAGTTTGGTACAAAGAACCTAAGGTCTAATCATAAGAAAAGCGACGAGCCGACAAAGGACACATTAGGAAATAACTGTCGGCTCGTCGCTTTTCTGTCAACCCCTTTTCCCCTTCCATTTTTATAAAAAATATCTTATAATCGTAATTCGATTAACAACAAAGAGGAATATATGAACATTTATATTATTCAACCTGACTTCAAGACTGTCGCTCAAGTAGCGGTAGGCAGTGAGTTGGGCTTAGATAAAATCTATAAGCTTCTGTCCACTGACATTAAAGATGTCAACTGTATAGACGCGGTTAGAGATTATTCAAATCCTGATAACACTGATGTTATTTACATTGATGATGAGGGATTATTGATTGACGAAAACTATGCTTTTAGTTTTAACGATAACGCCTATTTTGGCAGAGGTATCGTTGTCGGCACTGATAACCAAGGGAACAACACTTCCCCAATCATGCCGATTGAATACTACATGCAAAGTATTAGATTGCCTAAGGGACTTCTTAAAACAGAAGAATATCTACAACCCCCTGTATTTGTTCCTATGGACTAAAGAATGATGTTGTTGTCAATCATGGAAAGGGAGACTTCGGTCTCCCTTTTTCATATCTGTCATTTCCCCAGCAGCCACACCATCCTGCAGCCCAGAAAAATCATGATAAAAGCGACGAGCCAACGCTTACTCGTCCCTCGTCACTGTTGGCTCGTCGCTTTTAACCCCCACAAATCCCCCTTGACATATTATGAGATATATCCTAATATTTATGTATGAATAACACAGTTAGCTTTATGACCTACCAAGATGTCAAAAGGATTAATCAAAAGTCCATTGACGAAGGTAGGAATAGAACGATTACTGATGAGTTCTTCGAGGACTTTACCGAAGATACTTTATTCCCAGTCATTATGGACTTTGTTCACAATGATATTGAAATGAGAGTACAGTTATCTTTCGGAAGCGGTAGTGTGTTCTTAGATATGGGCTTCGACGATTACGCCGAAGGAGTGCAACAACAAAACTTAGGAGAGGTGGTGTCATGATTATGAGGAAGTAATTTTCCCACGAAGTCCTAAGTCTTTTCAATTTTTTTTCAGCTTAGGCAAAGGGACGACAGCAGAGATGTTAGTCGTCCCTTTTTTTATGCCCCAGCGTTTTTGAGGCGTTCCTCCGTAGCGGGAAAAAATCATAATAAAAGCGACGAGCCAACACTCGTACCTCGTTTGCTACGCATGGCTCGTCGCTTTTATCAACCCCTTTTTCCCCTTGACTTTTTTATGGGACATATGCCATAATACATTATTGATTAACAACAACGAGGTAAACATGGAAGAACGCGAAGAATACACTCACACGATTTGGATAGAATGTGTTGACCAATATCAAGCAGATTTAGTTCTTAAAGTTTTGAAGGAAAATTTAACTCCTGACTACTACGAGAGCTTAAGAAAGGGAGTTCACTTCAATGATAATTAAATAGTCCCAAAGAAGTCCTAGGTTCTTAACCTTTAACCCTAGGCGAAGGGCGACAACAGAAATGTAGTCGCCCTTTTTTTACGCCCAGCGTCTCTTGCTGCACGACCATGCTCCCAAACATCATAATAAAAGCGACGAGCCAACACTCGTTCCTCATTTGCTAGACATGGCTCGTCGCTTTTATCAACCCCAAAACCCCTTGCTATTTTATAAGATATATGCCATAATTCTTATGTGGTGGAGTAAGTGGAGAGCATAGCTATACTAACACGCCTTAAAAACGACTGAACCCTGAACTCCATGTTGTTGCCACAACTAAATAAATAGGAGAAATATAATGCCCTTATCAAGAAAGTATTATATAAAGTTCGCCAATTTATTTGCTGAACACAAAAGAGGTGTTTCTGCAGAGTTTCGAAAAGATTTCGAAAATCTATTGAAGACGGATAACCCGAGATTTAATAGAGAAAGATTTGCAGACCATATCACTAAAAATTCACGCGAATAAACTTCAGAGCTTGTTAATCATAAAGCCCGAATGGCTTCAGCTGTTCGGGCTTTTTTTCGTCCTGAAGCCCTGAAGCCAGATGGCTTCGGTGAGTTCAGGAAATCAACAATGAAGCGACAAGCCTACCCCCCACAATCCCCCCAATAATTTTTAATCCTTTGACCAACATCAGCAAACGAAGAACAGAGATACTTGGACGAAAGACCTTCGTCCAAAAGATTTTCTAGCTCGGACGAAGGAACTAGATAGAGCTGAGATTTTTTGGAGGTTGATTGGACGAGGGACGAAATCAGGATAAAACACGGCGAGTTTTTACGCTGTAAGTGGAAAGCAATTTGATGTGGCGAGATGTTTGGTTTATTACTTTTTATTACTTTCAATTCAACAGTAAAGAGTTGCCCATTTTTAGTTGTGCCTAACAAGTCGGGAACGCCCTGAGATGCCCAAGACTCAAGGCGTAGCCATTGAAACTCTTTAAGATTTTTCTTGACTTGTTGCCAAAAATTAGTTTCGCTTTTTGCCATGTAACAGAGAGTATATATTACTGTTAAAAATAAAGTTGCTTTTATGAGATATTTTTGGTATTTTATATACTATTAATTAACGCTATCAAAGGAGAAAATATGACAGCAAGAAGTAAAACAATAGTAGAAGGTAATGAATTCTACACAAATGAGTATGAAACTTTATCAGTAAATCAAAAGGAAGCAGAAACTTTCCAAGATTGGATTTACGAAAACATGACTGCTCTTTACGAACTAAAACTCAATTACGAAATACACCCAATGAAGAATGGTACATACACAATAAATTGGTGGGGAAGTGAGTTTGCTAGTATCGAAGACATCTTAAATGGGGAGATAGAAAGCATATGAGCAGTCAAGAAAAGAAGTTATTTGAAAACATGACTACCGAACATAAGTTAGAAGAAGTCATAGAATGGATTACTAACGATTGTTGGCATGAATTATCAACACAAAGTAAGAAACGAATAATAAGACAGCTAGGATTTATGGGCTATCCTACTGATGATTTGAAGGGGACAGTACAATGAGCCACGCATTACAAGGAGAGATAAATTACATAGTTGAAATATTAGAAGACCATACCTTTGGAGATAATATTTTCATCCCACAATTACAAGGCGAACATTTTCATAAACAGATTATTGAAGGCGGTAATATGATGACTTACCTAGACTTCAACACAAATAAATTTATTTGTGAGGACTCTTTAGAAGAACTCTTATATAGATTACCTAAAGAAGTGATAAGGCAGTTGCATGAAATTACATTGAGGGAGTATGACTTATGACCATTTCAACAATATCAGAAGCTTTTGAAATTGTGAAAGAAACAATTGATAAAGCAGATGACCAAGCATTCTTAGTGGAGTCTAGTTTAGAGTATGAGAAATCATCTCAAAGGAGATACCACGCTTTGAATATAATAAAAAACAGATTAAATATATAAGGAGAAATAATGAAGAAATATGTTTTTGAAGTAGTGTTAGAAAAAACTGACCATGTAACTATAGAAGCAGAAAACTATGAAGAAGCAGAAAATAAGTTTGAAGATTTGTTTGTTCAAAACAATTATGACGACAGCAACATTACAACAGTAGATGTGCATTTTACTGATTGTAAATGTATAAAAATGCCTGAAAACTTGGAGGAAGAAAAATGACGGTTGAAGCAAAGACAAAAGAAAGACCCAAATATGTGCAAACATACTACACTCAATCCCTTGAGTTTGAGGTGGATTGGGACAAATTAGGGATAGATTATGATGATGTAGAGGAGATGTATGTTAAATGGGCGACTTTGCATATTAATCTAGTAAATGGAAAGCAAATTACAATTGACGAATACCATGAGTTTGAAACAGATTGGAAATTCCCAGAAAAAACTTATGCTTATGACGAAGACATGAATGAATTGGGGGAGATATGAAACTAAACGCTATATTTTGGACAGACCCATATGGGCAAACAGAACTGATTGCAATTACCAATGATAGTAAAAGGTGGTTGGAGATAAATAATAAATTAAGAGTTGGCGACGGAGAAGACCCTGAGTTGATTACAGACTTTACTATTGAAGAAGTTGATGCAGACATTTTTCTTCCTATAGATACAGACGCTTCAGGCTTCGGTAAGTTAGAGGAGAAAGACTTCGAAGAAGAATGGACTACTTCTATTGCTATTAAAGACAAGTACGAAAGTGTCAGGGCAGATAACGAGGACTATTTTGTTCAGGAGGGAGAAGAATAATGGAAGACCAAATGATAAAAGATTTAGAACTTTTAATTAAGTCTAATAAAGATGATATTAAAGTATTCACTAATAAATTAAATACTTTGATTAAATTTTGGAAGTACGAACTGAAGGAGAACACATGAAACAAGCAGATAAAAATTTCTTAGATGATGTGTACGATACTTTAATGAAAAACACACAACACAAGGTTAGAGATTTTACAAAATATAAAAGTGTTCTTGTAGATACGGAACAAGGTTATATAAAAATTGGTAAAAGAAAATTAATTTTAGAGGAAGAATAATGGACATTTACAGAGCAACAAGAGAAGCAGAAAGCGGACTTGAATTTGTAATAAGTGCTTTAAAAGTTATACACGAAGAAGGACTTGTTGATGAGAGCAAGGAAAGAGATAAAGATATTTTAGAAAATGTAATAAGAAGATTAATTTTACATAAAGAAATTTTGCATAGATTTAAATATGAAGAGGAAGAAGCATGAAATACAAATCAGGTATGAAAGTTAGATTAGAAGACCAAGTCTTTGAAGTTATTGATGAATGTGATAACTGCAAGGAAGGTTGGGAAACTATGCAACGAGAAAGTGGGATTGAAGTGCAACAAATTTGTCAAGAATGCGACGGCTTAGTGGACGGCAGTACCACATATAAATTTCAAAAAGAAGACGGTTACATAATTATAATAGGAGAAAACAATGGCTAAAAAGCAAAAAATAATAATGCTTGAAAAGGTGTATCACACTTACGAAGTTGAGGCAGACACAATAGAAGAAGGAGTCGACAAGCTTGGCGAGAGTATCGGACACACGGGCAAACCTATCAAAGACGGAGTAGAACGACTCAGCACAGAGTTGGAGTTTGAGTTTTATGATGATAGGTGGTTAGAAATAAAATGACTAAATCATGGCACAACGGTAAGCTTACTCCAGAACAGCTACAAAAAATACGAAACGCTTTAAAAAGAAGAGGTAAATTATGACTTATAAAGTAAAAGAAACTTGCATAGAAGGTTATGAAGGCGACAAGCTAGTATCACTTCTTTACATAAGTTGTCCCGTATCAAGAAGTAAAATTATTTTACAGTATGAAAAAGAAGGAACTTTAGTTAAGTGAAAGAAAGATTTATTCATGTCATTACAGTTTTTATAGAAGGAGAGTTGAGCTATGTGCAAACTTTTGACAGCATGGCTACAGCAGAACTCTTTATCGACAGCTTACCCATAAAATTACAAAATCAAATTTCTGATGTACCCATAACCGATAGCTTGTTTATTCAAAATAATGGTTATAGACATTTTATAACCGTTCTAAATGACATTGACGGCGACATTGCCGTACCCTCTGTTCTTCAATAGTTGAAAACCCCACGCTACATATTCGGACATACCAGCGAGTCGCTCGGGATGGTAAGTTGGTATTGGAAAAACGACAAGGCAAACATATGGAAAACCTACAAGCCGCAGCTACAAGATGTTGGGATACTTGACAAGCTTTCTAAAGAGGACAAGCGACGAGCTCAAAAAGAGATATACGAAGATATTATGGGTCGAGAATATCCGAAGAAGGTGGCTCGACCAGTTGTGCGTTCTCGATTTCGAGCATAGGTTTGTAATCTAATACTAGTTCTCTCATTTTCTTTTTAAGTTCTACTTCACTCAACGACTCTAAAGACCCAGTCCTAACTTCTTTTCTTTCTACATACAGTCCTGCTGCACGACCTCTTTGTGTCTCAGCTGCAACAGCAGCCGTGTAGTTGCCTTTATCTAAAGCAGCGTCTCGTATCTCAGCAAGTTTCTTGACATGCCTACCAAAAGTCACATTGTATTTTTGATTTACTTGAGTCTGTAGTTCTTCTATATATTTACAGACTTCGGGATATTTTTGTGGATTAGTTAGTTCAGAGGCTCTGACCCGGGCGGAAGACTTGGAGTAACCAGCCGACAAGGCACACTCCTCTTTCGTTTTGCTACCATCATTCATTACGAATTCTTCAGCAAATTTCTTTTGACTAGCAGTTAGTTGTTTTGCCATGTGGGAATGATACCCTAAAACTAGGCAGTATTGCTACTGCCTAGCATCAATCACCAAAGGAGAAATTTTAGGAAGGATTGATACTGTAATTATAAGACTTTTTGCATAAATATCCACATAATTCGCCTCAGGTCTACCTAAGGTCATAGAAATGAGGTAAAAACCCTTTAAGGACAGGGTCTACAGCTTAACCTAAGGTCATAAGGTCATTTTCTTGCAAAATTTTGATAGTTCTTTTGTATTTTTTGTAAATTTTCACCTTAGGAATTAGGTTTTATACTATTTATGTCTATATAGGAAAGGGTTTTTAAGGCTTTTTTACCTCATTTCTACCTAATTTCTGCAGTTTTTTGACCTTAGGTCCTTGGTCCGTGGTCCTTCGTCCCTAACCCTTTGATTTATAACGATAAATTGTAAAAGATTGGTCTTCAACGTTGGTTATTTTGCGGACAATGCCATGCGGCTCAGACCTTTTTGTCTTTCTATAAGCGTCTTCAAATGATAAACAGTTGTGTACTCGGCGGGTAATAATTTCCCCATCAAGTTCTATTTCTGCTTCGTATTCAACATCTAAAAAGTGCACAGGGTACCTAGACTTTTGATAAGCCAAAAGATTTTGAGGGTCGTCTTTAGCGTAAATGTCTAATTTTGAAACCTTGAGCTGCATTTCTTAGGTTTATTAGTTTACGTTCTAACTCTGTGAGTTCACTCCAATAAGAAGAAACTATCTCAAAGTCGTATCTGCCGCAACCTTTACACCTTTTGTGTCCAAATTGTGTCGTCGAACACACTCCAGTGCAAGGGCTATCAGCCAAATTAGACACTGACCCATCTAATCTCAATGTCATATTCCGGATTATCTACGAAAAGTGTTGTATTGTCTATAAAATTTGTTATAGAATTACAGAGTTAATTTATAACATCTCCCCTAGGGGCAAAGCTTGTTAATCAATTTCTCCCTCGCTTTGCCCCATTGAATTATCTCCACTGAGGTCCTTCAATAAAAGCAATAAAACATTTTCTAACTCCTTTGGTTACAGGCTTTACACCATGTTCTAAAAAAGAAGGAAAAACAAATACTGCACCTTTCTTTCTAATGCGTTCTTTTTCAGGTTGTGCCCAACCATGCAAGTCGTCATAAAAAACAAAGTCACCACCTTCATACTCAGCAGAGTCTGATAGTTGTATCGTCATGCTAAGTTTTCTATCATACAGTTCACCATTAATACCTAAGTTAGAGTCCTTATGTTTAGCGTAATAGCCCTTGTCATTTGCTCGATACTCAGCATAAAACATATTAAATACTCTATCTAAATCTACGCTAAAACATCTTCTGTTTGCTTCTTCAAATATTTCGGTACAAAGATTATGTATCTTTCTAGTGTCATCTGCGTTAGGTGGAATCCAACGTTGTTTGCATCTCCTTATTTGATTATCTACTTTAGCATCTTCTTGCAGAGTCACATTACCACCTACACCACCGTCTATTTCTTCGTAATTCAAAACAATGTTTTTTATGTCGTCTACCACCATATCTGGTAGGACATCTGGAAGTATAAAGTATGGGTGTTTCAAACTACCTGCCGTAATACATACGTCTTTTGTGCTTATTCATAGTGCTAAACTTCACATTGCGTTTGCCCTGTGAAGTCTTTTTGTATTTAGCTCGGGAAATGTGGAGCTTCTGCTCTCTGCGGACAGCCATTAGTCTTTGTAGACGTAGCCTCCAGCTTTTAAGTTTTCAGGTACTTGCAAACTAAAGTTACGGTTTACGAGTCCTTCGTCCTGTGCTTTTCTAAGTAATCTTTGAGCGTTGTTAGTTAGATTAGTGCCTTCTATAAAGTCTGGACTAGCTACATCATCTGCACTAGCCGCTGCTCTCTTTTTCATGCCTTCTTTAAACATACTTGAAAGAGTAGCTTCAATATCATCGGTGCTTTTAAAACTTTTAAGTATGTCAAAAGCTTCATCTAAGGCACCAGTGCCTTTGGCTAAAGCCCCAGCTACTTTTATAGGCAAACCTATTATCAAACCTGTACTAGCCATTAACATGTCTCCCATACCTATAGGTTCTTTACCCATCATTTTACGTACTTCGGGAGCCATAGGAGTCATATCACCTATAGTTGTAATTACATTTCTAGCTTTTTCTGCTTTGAGTGGACCCATCATTCGGTCCAACATGCCTAAGGATGCTATGCCTGTTTGGTCTGCGGTTTGTGCCATGTCTGTACCAGTTTATTTATTATTCGTTTAGCTTGTATTGTAGCAGATAATTGTAAGATTGCTCTCTTTTTAGCTTTACGCATTTCTGTTATATCTTCTTCCGGGTTCTCTATGCAGTAGACTTCTATGTCAAACTCATTGACCTTACGTAACATATTTTGATAGTGGCGAGTTGTATATCTCATCTCTTAATCCTACTATACCTTTACCTACGAAACCACCGAGTTTCATTCCTCTAAACACAGTTTTCATTTTAAAACCAGAAGGTGTGCTGTCATCTCTAACTCTAAATGGTTCTAAAGGCAAGAGATAACCAGTTCTTATACCATTAAGATTGTTATTCGCTATATTAAATTCTAAGTCAGACTCTAAAAAACGGTTTATTAAATCTTCTTTTATACTACGAGAGTATTTTTCAGCTACTCTTTCAATTTGGCTACTAGAAGGAGAGAAATTGTCAGGAGTACCCTCACCATAATTAACTATTCGTAACTCCACACCATTTTGTTCTGCTATGTTTTGCAATTCATTTCTAGCTCTGTCAAAGTTTTCATGTGCTCCCATTATTTGTCCATACTTTTCATTTACATATCTAGTTGGTACTAAAATGTGAGATACATTCGGGTCACCAAGTTCAATAGCTTCTTTTAACATCATACGCACAGATTTTTTAGTATAAGACTGACCCAAACCTTCTCTCATTGGTGTTGAACCAAGTTCATTTTGTCCAATACCCACGTAAGGAGTTTCAAAAGTAGATTGTGTTGTGTTACTAACAACCTCCTTAACGTCATCAAACGTTTTGTCCATTTGGTCTAATTCATCTACTTTAGTTATAGATTTGTAAAAAGGGTCGTTTTTCAAAGCTGCTAGTAATGGTATTGCAGGAGTATAATTTTCAAAATCTTTAACCGCTTTGACCCAGTTACCCCATATTCTTTTTGCTTCTTTTTCCACTTCTTGCGGATTGTCTCTATTTAATTCTGGGCTAGGCAGTACAGATTTTAAAAATTTATAAGGTGGTAAATCTTTTTCTCTGTTTATTCTATTGAAAAAATCATCTGCATCTTCTCTTAATAAAGGTCGATTGCCTTGTATAGTATCTAAAATCATTGCATGAAATAAAAAGTTTTTAGCAGCTGAATTGTTATCTTTTTCCATACTTAAATCGGCACCTGTTAAATTTTGGTTATTAGTCAACCAACCATAAATATTTTCTATAAAATTAAAATCAATATCTCTATACGAAGAGCCAGTTTCATCATTGTCGATAACTTGTACAAGACCGATTGTTTCTCTCAATCCTTTTAAATTATCTGGGGACAAAGTAAGAGCTGCTCCATACATATTCATCAAATCGTCTATAGACTTACTTCTAGAAATACGCGTATGTATAAGATTTGACGGTGTTAAGTCTACATCTTCCCTAAGGGAAATATACTTTTTACCTAGTATCCTAGTATCTATATCGGCATCAGAAAGCTCATGTGCATTTGGAAAAATTTCATTAAAGCCGCCCATCTGTGTAAAATCTAAGAACTTATTTAATTTATCCATATTAGTTCTAATTCCATCTGGTTCGACATCACCATATACTTGACCCAGATGAGCGACATCAATTACATCATCTAAAAATGTATCTATTTCTCTAAGAACTATTTTCTGTTCTGGTGTTGGTGTGGTCGCTCCCAAACCACGTTTCTCTCGAAACTTTTCAATTACGTAGTCTTCAAGTTGAGCATCTGCATCTCTGTATTCCTCTATCCCTGCTCGTTGTGAATTTATTCCATCAACAATTTCATCTATGTCTGCAGGAGATTCATTTGGTAACAGTTTTTTAAGACTTTCTTTTACTTTATTTAACATTATTGGAAAAGTGGCTTCTGTTAACCTGTTGACATTCTCGCCTCTAAAATATTCAGAATCATTTTGAGATTCATTTAAAGTTTTGATACCAGTCACATCATCTATTGGCTGTTGAGTTTGGTAATCCCTTAACATTAACTCACCAACGTTAGCTACTATTTCATAATGCCTTGACCAAAATCTACCCGGAGGGTGACCTCCCATTTTGTACTGATTTCTATTGGTTCCCGATTGAGACTTATCAGCATATTTATCATTCATTCTGCCAAGGTCATAACTATCAGTCATTGACATTTGTTTTACTGTTTCATTTTTACTTTTTGAGTAATCGTTAAACAAATGTATTGTGTAATAATCATCAGCTAACTCAGATAATACAGGGTCTACGTTGTGACCTGTTTCATATAACATTCCCGCATTAATATTACGTGGACCTGTTGACTTTCTAGATACTGTCATTAAAGTTTTGTTTGCATCATTATTTAAAAGAAGCTCTAGTTCTTCTTTAGTTACTGGTCTGTTATCTGCAGCTCTTTGAATTAAAAGATTAGCTATGTTTGTATCTACAATTTCTTTCCTCGCTTCGTTATAAAAATCTTGATTAATGTCTGGGTTGTTATTTGCTCCAAATAACTCTCTGGCAGTCAATGACCTATCTTCTGATTTTCTTTGTGTTCTAGTTCTTGGTTGACCTTGTTCATCAAGCACTGGTTGTCCATCTCTTCCTAGTACTGGAATTTCTTTACCGCCTGAATCTGTTGGATAGATTGGTTTTTCTTGCTTGTGTGGAGTTACTAAAAATTTAAGCATCTCTTTAGAATCGTAAGGTCTACCGGGAACTAGCTTTTGTATATTCTCATTTATAAAGTAAGTAGACATAAATACTGGATTGACAGGTGTAGCAAAAGGTCTATTACCAGCTTCTTTTATGGCAACTTCTGCCATTACATCACCATATTCTTGAAGACCTAATCTATCCACTACTTGAAATAGTTCCGGAGAAGTTCTTTCTAAAAACTGCCAATAGTCAGGTTTAGATACGTCTTGGTCTCTACCTATTTTTACTCCCGCATTGGGCTCGTATCTTTCTTTTAAAGCTAGTTGTTTTATAGCGTTGGTTAAAAAGCCAAAGTTTTTAGTAAAAGGACGTGAACCTGAAACTTCATTTTGCACAATAGCTTGTATTCTTTCTTTAACTACTTCTGGAGGCACTGGACCGTCTTCTGGGCTACCTCTAAACTCAGCCGGGTGTTCTTCCATATACCTTTTAGTGCTGTATTTTACGCTATTCAATATTCCGCTTATTACATCAAGGTCTTCGTTATTTAAAATTTCATTTGCTTTATTTTGCAGTTCTTGAGCAAGTTGGGGGTTTGTTGTAGCTACTTCTTGTAAAGCACTATCTATTATTTCGTTAAGTTCGGTGTTTACAACGTTCTCCATTTCAGCATCATCAAAATAAGTTTTTATAAAAGCCTCATCAAAGTTTTTTTGAATTTCGTTTCTAGTTCTAAAATATTTAGCTTTGTTAAAATTATCGGTTATGATTTTCTCCGCAGATTCTCTTATAGCTGGATTAGTAACATAATTATCAAAAGCATTTATAACTTCTTGTCTTAGAGCTTCTTGTAGCTTATTGAAAGATGTGCCTTCAGGTTCACGGGGAAGAGAAAAATAATTTACTCTGGCATTTAAAAATTTATAAGTATCAATTCCTGTAGTACTATCATTAAATACTCCTTGCAGTGTTTTCAAGTCCATTGTGTAACGCATAAATGATTGGTCAGCAAGTGGATTAAAAGCTTCTGTATAGATTTGAGCTATAAGTTCTTGGTTTTGTCTATTTTTTTTAAAAAGTTGTCTTATGTATAGTGGCTGAGTCTCAGGGCTGCTGGTTGACGAAAATAGACCTCCCATAGTATAAAATTCAGGATAGTCACTTATTTTTTTGACTCTCGCTATTTCTATGTCACTGCCGTATCCAGCATCTTCAATATTCTCAGTTATAATCAAGTTTCCAAAATAATCATTTAACTGCGTTATAAAGTCTTTTGCTTTAGAACCTAATTCTTGTCTTCTTAAATCTAGGTCTGCATAGTTATTTTTAAAAGTAGTTGCTACCGGAAAAGTGTTTGCTATTCTATTAAACTCTAATTCTGCTGTGCCTCTGTCAACGTATTTTTGAAGAACTTTATTCAGTACCGGCGTAAGTCTTCTTTCAACATGAACATAGTCTGGATTATCTACATCAAATTCTGAATTTAAAACTAAACCTAAATTTCGAGTTCCGGTTTCTGGGGTATACTTATCTGATAAAAAACTGTAATTAAAATAATCATTAATTCCTTCAATAATTACTGCTTGTTCTTCTGGAGTTCTTTGATACCTCTGTCCTGTTTTATCTTCGTAATAAGTTAAATTTAAATCTGTTTCTAAACCACTGTAGCTTTTGTCCTTAGCCCAAGTTTGTTTTGCTAATACAAGTTGTGCTTCTATTGGAGTTAAATTTTGGTTTTCCTCTACAGCCCTTTGAAGTTCACGGTAATCGGTATGATTAGTTATGTTTGTTATTGGGGGCAAGTCCCTTAAAGCAGTTATATTTCCCGTTGACAAAATTTCCTTACCTGCTCTTGTTCCTGTTGGTAAAGCTTGAGTTATATCTAAATTAGGATAGAGACCAGCAACTTGTTGGGCTTCTTCAACAGCATTTTGTATTGCTACAGCAATTGTTGCTCGTTGATAGTCGCTTAAATAATTTAAGTCTTCAAGGGCTTTATTAATTTTAACAACTTTATTATTAGCGTACTGTTCATCAAGAGCATTGTTAAGAGATTCTTGTTGTTCATTTGATAAACTTTCTAATGGATTTTCAAAAGGATTTACATTAGTAATTAAACCTAAGTTAAAGGCTAGTTGTGCTGGGGTGGTTGGGATTAAGTCTTCTCTAGTTAAATTACCGCCCCCTAAACCTAATTCTCTATCTAACCTATTTAGATAATCTATTGGAGACTCTGTGTCAGTTCTACTAACATCATAATCTACTCCACTACCTCTAAAAACATTTTTCTGTCTTTTCAAATCTTTATATTTTGGTTGACCTTTTATCAGCTCTACCCCGGTAATATTTGTGTTTTCATCTTTAAATTGAGCATCTTGTGGTTCGAAGTTTCTAAGTTTACTCACACCCCCAGCAATATCGAATATTGCATTAGTTCCACCACCAGTACCTGCTCCAATAATACCTTCACCCAAAGCATCTCTTAAATTTACCTCATAACCATTTTTAGTAAATGCTGTAGTTCCTGTTTGTTCTACAAGAGATTGAGCACCTTCTGTAAGACCTTCTTCTAAAACTCCTCTAGTAGTCCTGCTCATGTTTCCGGGGATACCAAACTTAGATATGCTGTTTAGTCTTGCAATGTTCTGTGCACCAAGAGAGCCTAAAAAAGAACTAATAGCAGTTGTAGGTGCTATTGCCATCCAATCTTCTAAAGTAGGCTGTTCTCTACCTTCATTTCTAGCTCTTTCATAAGCAGTTGGTCCAAGTATTTGTAATGCTTCAAATAAAACTGGAGCGGCAAAAGCTCCTGCAACAGCCCCTCCCGGACCAGCCACAGCACCTCCAATACCAGCTCCTGCTACTCTGGTAGCAACATTTCCAGCTAAACTACCTATTTGTTCTACAATTGCTCTGGGTAAATACTCCCAACCATAATTTATGCCATTACCCTGCATAAATTTTTCTGCAGCGGAGATATAGTTTTCAGGTTCTTCTGTTAAGTCTCTAAGAAATTTTTCGGTGTCAGTAAAACCAAATACCTTAAAAGTATCTGCTATTCTTTCAAGCGGTTGGTCTAAACCAAACTGTAAAGCTTTGCCAAACCTACTTAAAACGTCGTCGTTGTCGATAGCCGACTTTTCTTCTACTTCATCTACCATTAGTGTAATAATTCTGCTTTTTTATCTAAAAAAGAATCTAGCATGTTTTCGTTCTGCAACATCATGTACCACAGCATAGTGATAATAACGTCTTTGTCTAGTCTTTCCGAAGAGTGTAGTGATGCTAAATGAACAAGTAATACTGTAACCATGTCCCAAGCTTCCGCTCCAGTTTCAGTTCTTACTTCATTTAGAACAGGCTTGGTCTTTTCTATGGCAGATGCAACTCTATCATTCACACCAAACTCAGCTAGTATTTCATCTGGTTTAAGTGCCATGATTTAATTATACATCTATTCAAACCATTGGCGAACTTCTCCGAGTATTTGATTACTGATGTCTACTTTCTTTAAAAGAGAGTCAAGTATTTTTTCATCAACAGTATTTTTAGATACTAAATCTATGTAAGTACAACTGTGGTTTTGACCGATACGGTGTATTCTGTCTTCTGCTTGTATTCTTAGCTCTAGGTCATAACTATTCGAATAAAAGATTAGAACTTTTGCTTCTGTAAGTGTGATACCTCTACCACCAGTATGAGGGTTTGAGATAAAATACTTTAAATCGCTCTCAGGGTCCTGAAAGCGTGAAATTATATCTTGACGTTCATTTTGAGGAGTTTGACCATAATATGTCGCTACTGATTCTATTCCGTATTTTCTTGCTATTTCTTCCTGTAATCTTTCTATGTCTGTCTGGAATACTGCAAATATCACAACCTTACCATCCGTCTCTTCCAGTATATCCAATACCGCCTGTAGTCGATTATTTTTCAGATGTATTACCTGACCATCATCATCTCTCAGACTACCAGCAACCACTTGCTGTAGTCTCATCAGTTGAGTCAGTGCATTAACAGAAGAAAAAGTTGTGCCTTCTATCTCCATGATAGCTTTTTGTTTCATCTGTACGTAAGCTTTTAGTTGTTCATCAGATAAATCTACATACCTTTTGGTGTACACCTTTTCAGGTAAATCAAGGCAGTCTTCTTTTCTATATCTAATAGAAAAGTTTTGCAGTTGGTCTTGTAACTCATCTAAACGTTGATAGCCTATTACATGGTCAAAACTATGTGAACCTAGTCTTTTTCTTTGCGTTATTGCATATCTTGCTTGGAACGCATAGAAACTACTGTAGCCTAAAAGTTCTGGACTCAAGAAATAGCATTGTGAGTATAGGTCTAGTGGAGCTTTTGTTATTGGGAAACCCGTTAGTATTCTTCTATAGTCTGCTAAGGGTGCTAACTTAATTAAATTTTTAGTACGCTTGGCTTTTGGATTTTTTATAGTTGTAGACTCATCTATGACTAGCATGGTGTCATGAGTAACCATAAAGTGTTCTACATGTTTACAACCTTTGTCTGTAGCCAGTGCTTCTACATTTATAAGAAAGATATTTAATTTACCTGTACTGTCCTCTTCTACCATTCTTTTGAAGTCCTTGGTCCACCGTTGCGTGTGATTCGGTTGCCATACTAGGACCTCTCTTTCTACGTCATCAGGTAAATGTTTATCTATCTCATTACGTCCCCAGTTATCTAATACACCTTTTGGTGCTACAATAACGGCACCAGAAATTTTTTCTTCTTTAAAAAGAATGGCAATATTATCAAGTAGTATTTTTGACTTACCTAAACCCATCTCCAAAAACAAAGCATACAAATTTTCATTTGCACTTAGCTTCAATGTATCTATTTGATGTTGGTAAGGTTCTGTTTTAAAATTATATTCTTCGATATTCATAAGATTTCTCCTTCGTTGTTAAAATATTTTATAATTTGTCTTGACTCATATTATAGAATAGATATAGAATGCACACAAGATGAAGAAAGGAGAAATAATTCAAGTCCACGTAGAGGCTCTCGATAAAGAACACATTGTATTCTACAAGTTTAACAGGGTCACACAAATCGTAGGCGGATTTCCAACTCTAAATGATGCTCTTGAGTATGTGTACTACCACATGCCCGAGAAGTTTCTCTTCAACCCTATTCAAGTTGTCAGTGTCGAAGACACTACAGAAGTAGTTTTCCAACCTGATGAAAAACTACAGAAGAAACTTGATGATAGTAAACCGACTAACGTAATACCATTTAAGAGGAAATAACATGTCCATAGAAACTTTATTCGAAGAAGCGTCAGAAAGAAAAGTAGAAAGTCTTACTGACGGTAATATAAAAGACATATCTAATCTATGTCAGGAACTTTTAGTCTTGCAAGGCAAGATAGGTTCCAAAGAGCAAGAGTTAAAAACTCTAAAGCAAAAAGAGAAAGAATTATCTGAACAGATAATACCAAGTAAATTGGAAGAGTTTGGTGTCCTAGACATTAAACTTGCTGACGGGTCTCGTATATCCGCTGAACCTTTTTACGCCGCACGTATCACAGCTGAAAAGACTGATGATGCTCACCAATGGCTACGAGATAATGGTCACGGCGATATTATAAAGAACGTCGTGTCTGTTTCTTTCGGTCGTGGTGAGGATGACCGTGCAAAAAAAGTGATGACCGAACTATTTGAGCAAGGCTTAGACGCTGAGCAAAAAGAGAGCGTTCATCCTAGTACCTTGAAAGCTTTTGCAAGAGAGCAAATTGAAGGTGCTAATCAGGTGTTTGACCAAAAAGCTAGAGAATTGTTTTCTATCTATGAGGGCAAACGAACTAAAATTGTCAAATAACGAGGAACGAAAAAATGGCAAATAAGAAAGAAAGTAACGGCAATGGTACCTCCATTGTTTCAATGTTTGAACAAGTAGCCGAAACTGGTTTTGGTGAAGTTCAAGCCGAAGACCTCCGTACTCCGCGTATATCTATTATTCAGGCGTTGTCTCCACAAAGGAAGAAAGACAGCTCTGAGTATCAGCCAGACGCAGAGGAAGGAGATATATTTTTCTCAGGTACGAATACCGTGGTAAACGGTAGTGAAGGACTTGGTTTTATACCAGTATGGTATGACAAAACCTTAGTTGAATGGAAGCTGCGTGAGAAAGGTGGTGGTCTTGTGAATGTGCATGGCTCTAACTCTGACATCATCAACCGTTGTCAGCGTGATAGTCAAGGTAGACTGATTACTCCTTCGGGAGAAACTCAGATTACCACTACGGCTAATCACTATGGGTTTGCACTCATTGATGGCGTACCTACAAAGTGTGTAATTAATATGACTGGTTCGCAGTTAAAACACTCTAGGTACTTTAATACTTTGATACAAGGTACAAAGATTGAGGGTTCGAAAGGGTTATTTACCCCGCCTTCTTACTCTCACGTGTACAGTCTCAAAACTCAACCTGAGTCTAATGACCGTGGGTCTTGGTATTCCTACGACATTTCTCAAGACAGACCGTTGAATGAAAAAGAAGCGGAACTGTTTAATGAGGCAAAAGACTTTGCGGAGTTTTGTGCAGGTGGCGGTATGAATTCGATTGGTGGTCCTTCGAGTTCTGCTGCGATAGAAGATAAATCTAGTAAGACTGAAGAAACCGGTCTTTACTAGTTAATCTGTGCGAGAGGTTTAGCCTGTCTAAACTTCTCGCACCACTACATCAAAGGAGTCATGGAACAAGCAGAAAAGCTACATCAAATATTTTTAGGATTGGAAAGAGCATACGGAATATATGAGATTACAGGGTCTAAAAATACAGCAAAAGGCATTAAAAAAGACGGCAAAGGTAGAACTGTGCAAGAGTCCATGACAGTAGATTTGTGGCAACAACACTTGGAGGGTAATAAGTCCATTGGCGTTATACCTCTTAGAGATGATGAGAATTGTAAGTGGGGGTGCATAGATATAGATGAGTACCCCATAGATATTAAGAGAATAATAAAACAAGTAGAAGAAATGAATTTACCGTTGATACCCTGCTCTACTAAATCAGGTGGTGTGCATTTGTTTCTTTTTACTAAAGAACCTGTACCTGCAATAAAGGTACAAAGTAAATTAGAAGAGATAGCTGCAGCTATGGGTAGAACAGGAGATGAAATTTTTCCAAAACAGTATCAGTGGTCAGACCAACTACCAAAAGAAAGACAAACTGGTAATTGGTTGAACATGCCATACTTTGCAGGAGAAGATACAACTAGATATGGTTTGGACAAAGAAGCCAACTCTTTGTCAGTAGATGAGTTTATAGAAGCAGTAGAAAAGAAATCTATTACAGAGAAAAAATTAGATGAGATAGTTCCAGTTAAAAAGTCTAGAAGAAAACTGATTGCAAAAGATACTGATGACATTTGGAATCAAGCACCGCCTTGTTTAGTGCACATGAAACTAAATGGTGTGCCTGAGGGTTGTCGTAACGTTGCTTTGTTTTCGTATGGTGTGTTCTTTAAAAAAGTGCATCCTGAGAGTGAAGAATGGAAGGACAAACTACACGAAACTAACAAGAAAGTGTGCTCTCGACCGCTCTCTCACAGTGAAATTACAGCATTAATACAGAGTTTAGAAACGTCAGATTACAAGTATCAATGCAGTCAACCACCTCTTGTAGACTTCTGTCAGAGTGGTATTTGTGTCACAAGAAGGTTTGGTATTGATGCTTCTGAAAGAGACCCTGTGTTTGGTGGTCTAAGAAAGTATCTTACTGACCCACCACTATGGCATTTAGATATGGACGGGCAAACAATAGTATTAGAAACAAAACAATTACATAACTTTTCAATGTTCCAACAAAGATGTATGGAAGTATTGAATGTTTGTCCCCCTGATATGAAGAAGATTGATTGGGTGGCAAGATTAAATAATTTATTACAAGACGTACAAGAAGTAGATATGCCTTCTGATATGACTAAGAGTGGTCTAGTAGAAGAAGCTATATTAGATTTTTGTGTAAGTAGTGAGTCTACATCTAGATTAAACATACTATCTAATGGTGTGTTTAGAAACGAAATAGAAAATGAAAAGGACGAGTGGTGGTTTAGAGGTAAAGATGTTGTTACTTACATACAAAACTACAAAGGCATGAAGAATGTAAAAGAAGCAGAGATTTTTGATGAACTTAAAAAAATGGGTGCAAACAATATGGTCAAATGGATTGATAAGTCCATTGGTAATAAAAGTATTTGGTGTCTGAATGTTATTGAGATTGATAACTCTCATGTAACGGCAGATGATTTTAGAAAACAAGAAGAAACAAAAGAATGGGAATGAACTGTTGGCATTGTGGTACACAACTTATTTGGGGCGGTGATTTTGACGGCGAAGAGTATGGTGTACAAGAAGAGTATTCAATAGTGACTAACTTGTCGTGTCCTAACTGCAAATCCTATGTTGAGGTTTATTATCCAAAACAAAATGATGAATAATACAAAGAAATTTTTTGGTCCTCCCGGTACAGGAAAGACCACTAAGCTACTTAACTTAGTTGAAAAACACTTGGAAGAAGGTGTGCAACCAGATAGAGTTGCATTTATTAGCTACTCAGTCAAAGCTGCAAACGAAGCTAAGACTAGAGCACAGATTAAATTAGGTTTAGGTATGGACGAAATGCCATACTTCTGCACCAGTCATGCTTTCTGTAAGAGAGCTATGAATATTGGGCGTGTTATGATTGGTGCAGACATAAAAGACTTTCTAGAAAAGTATAGTTTTACGCTAACTAAAAACTATCTGATGACTAGCAGAGGTTCTATCGCTTCATTACAAGACGACCCATACTTTAAGATTATCGAGAACGCAAAAATAAATTGTAGAACAGTTGAAGAAGAGCGACTACAAACTCCTTTGAATGAAAGAGATGGTGTAAACCCTACAATACTTATGGCTATTGCGGAGGCGTGGGAGATATTTAGAAAAGATACACTGCCAGAGATACATTCTTTTGCAGATATGATTGAGGTATTTATAGAGAAAGGTAAGACACCTCCGTTAGATGTATTAGTTGTAGATGAAGCACAAGATTTAGCAGAACTAAACTGGAGACTTGTAGAGAAGTTAGCCAGAGATATACCTACCATATATATTGCAGGAGATGATGACCAAGCCATTTACGAATGGAACGGAGCAAAACCAGAGAGGTTTGTAAGTTTTTCTGGCGAGTCCGTGGTCCTTGACCAATCGTTTCGAATTCCTAAGAAAGTACATACATTAGCAGAGAAAATATCTAAACGTATAAAAAACAGGCAAGAGAAAGATTATGAACCTAGAGATAAAGAAGGTTTGGTAGAGAGAGTATCTCATACTGACATGTTGCCGATAGATAGAGGGCAATGGCTGATATTAGCGTCATGTGATTACATGTTGCAGGACTCTTCTAAAGGTTACGGCATACGTCATGACTTAATAAAGAAGGGTATTCCATTCTCACACAATCACTACAGATACATACCTTTGAAGATGATTGCAGCAGTAGATGTATGGAACAAACTGACAAAAAGTACAGAAAGCGTGTTAACCATGTCAGAACTTGCAGACCTTTACAACTACTTAGGTAAGACAGAGATAAAAAGAGGATTTATAACTAAAGTAATAAATGACCCAAACAAAGCACAAAAGATAACCAGACAAGAAGCAATAGATAACTATGGACTAATGGAAGAGTGTCTAGAGAAAGAATGGAAAGATGTATTTACTAGGACAATAGATGTAGCTAGAAGGTCTTTTATAGAGAAAGCTATTGGTAACGGCGAAGACTTATACTCAGAACCAAGAGTAGCAATATCTACCATACATCAAGCAAAAGGTGGAGAAGCAGAGAATGTTGCAGTGTTATTAGATTTATCTCCTGCACAGAAAAATCACTCTATGCTTCATCCTGATGGGTTACACAGACAATTTTATGTAGCCGTAACCAGAGCATTAGACAGTCTGTATTTAGTGCAATCTAGAAATGATAAGTATAGGTACAACATATGAGCACATTTAAACCAGCAACAGAATGGATAGCACCAGATGTGTTTCCAACAGAACTATTAATAAATGCTAAACAGATAGCAATAGATACAGAAACCAGAGACCCTAACCTAACTAGTATTGGTCCGGGTTACATAAGAGGCGACGGAGAAGTCGTAGGTATATCTGTAGCTTGTGATGGTTTTGAAGGTTACTTTCCTTTTGGTCATGAAACAGGATTTAACTTTCCTAAAAATAAAGTTGTAGATTTTTTTAAGAAAGTCTGTGCTAGTGATAATACTAAAGTGTTTCACAATGCACCTTATGATATAGGTTGGCTTAGAACTTTAGGTATAAAAGTAAACGGTAAAATTGTTGACACTATGATAGTTGCACCTTTGATAGACGAGAATCAGTTTTACTACTCACTAAATGGTTTGGGTAGAGAGTATCTAAATGAAGGCAAGACAGAAGCAGAGTTAAATGCTGCTGCTGCAGAGTGGGGACTAGACCCTAAAGCAGAGATGTGGCGTTTGCCTTCTGCATATGTAGGAACGTATGCAACACAAGATGCAGTGTTGACGTTGAAGCTTTGGGACTACTTTAAGGTAGAGATAGAAAAACAAAATCTGTGGAACGTATTTGATTTAGAAATGGAACTGCTACCTATTATTATAGAAATGAAAAGAGTAGGTGTAAGAGTAGATTTAGAAAGAGCAGAGAAGATAAAGAAAGAACTAATTACAAAAGAAAAGAACTTAATTAAGTCTATACAAGACCAATCTGGCGTAAAAGATTTACAGCTGTGGGCGGCTCGTTCTTTAGCTCAAGTGTTTGATGCACTTAAGCTAAGTTATTTAAGAACACCTACAGGTCAGCCTAGTTTTACCAAAGCATTTTTAGAAAATCATACACACCCTGTAGCTAGTTTGATAAGAGAAGCTAGAGAACTAAACAAGTCACACAGCACGTTTATAGACTCTATACTAAAGCACCAACACAACGGGAGAATACATGCAGAGATTAGACAACTAAAAGGCGAGTCTGGTGGTACAGTCACTGGTCGGTTGTCCATGAGCAATCCAAACTTACAGCAAGTACCTGCACGTAATAAAAACATAGGACCACTTATACGTTCTTTGTTTCTCCCAGAAGAAAATCATACGTGGTGTTCAGCAGACTTTAGTCAACAAGAGCCAAGAATACTTACACACTATTCACACTTATCTAAGTATGACGGAGCTTCTAATATTGCAGAAGCGTACCTAGAAGGCGACGCAGACTTTCATCAAGAGGTTGCTAACCTAGTGGATATTGATAGAAAGACAGCAAAAACTATTGGTCTTGGGATTATGTATGGCATGGGTAAAGGTAAATTAGCAGACCAACTTGCAGTTACAGTAGACGAAGCATCAGACATACTAAGTAAATTTAATACATACGCTCCTTTTGTTAGGGAGTTAGCAGATTCGGTTATGCGTAGTGCAAACCAAAAAGGATACATCAAAACTCTGTTAGGTAGACGTTGTCACTTTGACATGTGGGAACCTCTTAAGTATGGCATGGGTAGACCCATGAAATACAGAGAGGCAGTACACGAATACAACGGCGAAATAAAAAGAGCTTTTGTGTATAAAGCTTTGAATAAATTAATTCAAGGCTCAGCAGCAGACATGACTAAGAAAGCCATGATTGACTGCTATAATGGTGGGTATATGCCACTTCTACAGGTACATGATGAACTAGTGTTTTCTGTACCTGATGAAGAAGCAGTACCTAAAATAAAAACCCTAATGGAAAACGCTGTACCTTTATCTATTCCAAATAAGGTAGACGTTGAGTTAGGAAAAAACTGGGGCGACTCTATGCAGTCGTCCGATAACTAGGAGCCAATATGGATACTAATAGATGGAAAAGTGTTGCAATACGTAGAGATATTGTAGGTATTGCAGAAAAGATAGGCAAAATGACTGAACGTCCAACAAGCAATGTTATTGCATTTGCTGTGAAACGTTTAGAAGAAGACATAGAAAACGGTGTTGTAAAGGACGTAGTCAAAACATGAAACTACTAAAAGAATGCCCCTACCAATACGGTGAATTCAGCAGTGAAGACACCGATAATGGTCGATTCTATGACTGTAATGGACAGAAGTTACCTTCTGTCACAACAGTATTGTCTGGAACTAAAGACGAAGATAAACAAAAAACTTTAGATAATTGGATAAAACGAGTAGGCGAAGAAGAAGCAAATAGAATTAGAAACGAAGCAGCAAGTAGAGGGTCGCACATGCACTATATACTAGAGAATATTATAGGGCATGGCGACGCTTGGCAGTACACGCCAACAACGGCGGAGGAAAAGATAGCTTTTAAAATGGCTAACACTATAAAACTAAATGCGTTTCCAAGAATACAAGAAGTGTATGGCTTGGAGATACCTTTGTACTATCCAGAAAAGTATGCAGGTAGAGCAGACGTTATTGGTGTATTCGAAGGAGAACCTGCCATTATGGATTTTAAGCAGACTAACAAACCTAAAAGAAGAGAGTGGGTAGGAGATTATTTCTGTCAATTATCTGCGTATGCTCTTGCACATAACGAGCTATATGGCACAGATATTAAAAAAGGTGTTGTTCTCATGTGCTCTGTCGACATGATTTATCAAGAGTTTATTGTAGAGAAAGAAGAGTTTGAAGCGTATGCAAAACTATGGCTAAACAGAGTAGAGAAGTATCATCTCGCTAAAAATGCAGAGACTAATTCTTCTGTTTGACTATCCCAATCTTTTTGTAAATTGAGTGAGCTAACAGCAAGTCGATTATAAAATTCTTCAAATTTACTCCAGTCAACTTTTCTTATACCAGTTAAATTACCAGTTCTTGCCATTTCTTCAGTGTTTTTTTGATAGGTTTCTTTACGACCTTCTGGGACTTTGGTAGGCGTAAACTGTGAACTCATAAATCTTTCATATTTAGAGTCTAATCTATCTTCAAATATTCCTTCATAAACAAGTTCTTCTGTTTTTGTTCCAAACACAGTTCTATCTTTATTTTGTTTTTCAATATATCCTGCGTCTACACCAAGGTTTATTGCTGCTCT